TGATGATCTTCCAAGGGAGACCAGATCTGTCGCGGACATTACTCCTCGGTTGTCCAACGAACTATTCTTTGATCAGGGAGAGTTTGTCACGGACAAGGTTAGATTCAAGGTGCGGCTTGATGCAAAGATTCCTCAGCTTCGTCGGTTTATAGCATTAGCCTATGGGCTTGACGAGAAGGAAGACGACGATAAGGAAGCTTTCCGTAAGATCATCGATTTCTTTAGGAATGCAAGGAAGCAGGTGACCTATGAAACAAGAGAGATTGAATCAAATACTCCGAGAATGGCCGTCGTTAACCCTGAGGACATCACAGTCCCGCGGTTCACTCAAGACATCCAAGACGCACCAAGAATTAATCAGAGAGTCTTTCTTACTGAACCTGCCTTCAAGAATAGAGCAAAAGATCATGGATGGTCGGAGAAGGCCGTAAAGTTTGCACTTGAACACAGAGAGCCTTCTCAGACGCAATCCTTCATTCACGGGCGTCAGAGTAACACCGCACAGAGCAAGCTTGAACGTAGCCGTGATGTGCGTGAAGGCTTGCAGGAGCATTCAGTCTCCAATGAGCTCATTGAAGTATGGGAGCATCATACCTGGATGGAGATTCGCGGCGAGCAAAGGCGAGTTAGTTACCCTATTCACCCAGCGTCTAATACCTTATTGCGTGATATACGGGAGACCGGGTTTGAGCATGGGTTCGCTCCATTCGTTCAAATAAAGTTCGAAATTAATGACAACAGGTTCTATAGCTCCAGAGGTGTGCCAGAGAAGATTGATGACCTTGATGTCGAAGTTACCCAATCTCATAGGTCCAAACTCAACCAGATGGACATGCTGGCGCCCACTTTCACTTACCGGATGGGTTCCGAGATCAACCCGGACAACTTCCACTTTATCCCAGGTGAAATGTATGGAGTACTGAATCATGATGACATCCAACCTCTCGAGGTTCCCGACCGTACTCTATTACAAGAGCGAGAGGAAAACATACTCCTCACGTGGAATGAACGATACCTTGGAGGTTTTGAGACACTCGCGAATCAACAAAATATTACAGAGGCGCGTACAGCAACTGAGGTCAACGCTCTTCAGCGTTCCGCTAGTGAGATCTTGGCTTATAGGGCACAACTGATCCAGCTTGGGATGAAACAGGTTTACCACATGTTTTGGTCCCTATGGAATCAGTGGGGTCCCGAGCATGTGTATATTTCCATAACTGGCTCGGATTACAAGAAAGTAACGAAAGAAGAGATCAGGGGCAACTTCGATATCGTACCATCTGGCACCATAGACAATCTGGACCCAACGGTCGAGGCTCAGCGAGCGTTTGTTCGTTTCAATACTCTCTTGCAAGTGGTGGCTGCTGGCCCAGATGTTTTGGGTGAGGAATGGGAGGTCAATGTTGGGCAGGCGCTAGTGAATTGGCTTAAGCGTGATTCCATTATTGATGCTGAGACAGTCATACGTCAGCGCTCTGAGAAGGAAATCAAGCAGAGACAGGCTTCGCAGGCAGAACGCCAGAAGCTGATACGAGACGCTGAGGATGGGCTGCCCATGACTCCTGACAGGGTCGTAAGAGCCTCTAAGATCATCGAGGAGAAAACTGGTGAACCTCCAAAGATTTTGGCTCCAACTAACTTTGGAAGCTAATGGAAACTGAACTGAAGGCCGCCGAGGCCCTATCAGGCATTTTGAAGACACCAGGAGGAGAGGCCCTGCAATCCCTCCTCATGATGCACATTGATTCCGCGGTCAATCGTATCATGGATACGAAGTGCAACCTGGAGATGTGTCGGATCTCAGGAGAAATTAGGTTCGCGCGAAGCTTGCTTGCGTCCATGACAAAAACCATAGATGTAGGGAAGACCATAAGACACGAGAAGCATAAGGCCATCGAAAATACGAAGCGGAAACAAGAAGATCAACTTACTGCGAGGGAACACCGACGTGGTGGACCCGTTGCAAGAAGGGATGCAATAGGATGAGCGAAGTATCGTTTGGGCTAGGGATCTTATCTCAGGGAGATATAGTGAATAACCCTGAACATCACAGGATATTAGCCAAGAAATCCTGGCTGCAGATGTGGGATTACCTGATGATGAATGACGAGGTAATATTGGCTAGAAGCCTGCCAGTACCATGGTCGCTTGACCAGGATATGGATATTCGTCTTAGAAGGGGAGAGGTTGAGCGCGTGCTTGCTCGTTTCCAGTCCAAAGAAGCTTATCTTACATATATCAATGGCAGTGAGTCTTACGTTACTAAAGATCTCATTGAGAGCCGTTGGCCAAATTCCATCAGCCGAGAGAGAGTTAAGTGGGTTGTGGAACAGGCTACAGTAGATAACCCGTTGACCTTATTGGATATAGGTGTTGGCTTTGGGGAGCTCTCACTTAATATAGCCAAGAAGGGATATCAGGTTACCGGGATTACTCCACATAAAGAATCAGTCCAATGGCTTAACGAGATTGCCCAGGCAGATAAGATGCCGGCACAGTTCATCGAAGGTCTTGCGGAGGATATCGACTTTGGGGAGAGAAAGTTCGATGTTGTTCTGTGTTGTGAACTTCTGGAACATGTCTTGGATCCTCGTGGGGTTCTTCTCAAGTGTTGTGACTTGGCAAATAAGTCGGTAATTATTACTACTCCGCGTGGCAGCTGTGAGGGTGGATTCCATCCCAACGCTGATTGGCGTCGTCATAACGACCATGTAAGGGCTTTCTCAGATCTTAGCTTCAGGAATTTACTTGGCTTAACAAAGGAATTTGCTCCAATAGCTGATATAAAAATAGTAGAAAGCGTTACAGGTCTGCGCGGACATCCCATCGGATGTTACTGCTCCAAACTTGTTAGAGTTCCGAAGGAGGTTAAAGATGTCGATACAGTCGTCCCTTCCCCGGGAAGGGGTAATGGGGATGCGAACCCCGAACAAGGAAGTGAGAGTCGGAGGGTCCAACCTCAGGCGGTCTCGTAGCGATACGACTACAAGCGTACAGGCTCGGCGTGTTAACTCGAACATGATGGCGAGTAGGGCTGAAGGGAGGTCTCAAGTAAAGCCCAGGGACAGGGGTACATCAGATAACGTTGGCGCTATGAACCGGAAGGTCTCGTAGCGCCCTTAGAATAAGAAGAGAAGAGGTTAGATTAATGGAAGTACAGCCACACGCAAGCGTTCAGCAAGCAGATCCTAATGCAAGCGTTCAGCAAGCGGAAGGCGAAGAAGTCGAAGAGTCGCGTAAGCCCTCTGGTATTCAAAGGCTCAAGCAGCAGCGTGACGAGTTTCGACTGATAGCTCAGAACCAGGCGGAGCAGTTAGAGAGCCTGACATCCAAAGTGCAAGTGCTCGAGAGCTCGCAGCAAGCACAGACAGATGTTGACAATGCTACGTCCTGGGATGATCTACCAGTGAAGAAGCTTCACCAAATGGCAACCGATAGAAATACGATCGATCGGGAGCCACAAATGGCTAACCAGGCGTTGGCCGTAGCTAATACGAAGCAGATTCAAGAAGCAGTTGCGACTAGCAGGCAAGAGCTGAGAGAAGAGATCTTACAAGAGGTTCGGGAGGAGACTTACAACAGAGATCAGTTGAAGCAAATCCACGTAGACTTTGGTCCTGATGCTCTTAATCAGGAATCCGAGCTATGGCAGGAAGCTGATGCTATTTATCGTGCATCGTACGAGCCGAGTGTTCCAAAAGATTCTCAGACAGGGAAGAAGCCCGTTCCACCTCATTTGGTTCGGGCTTCTTTTGCAGAAGCTCGTCACAGGATAAATCAGCGTCAGCCAGCGCAGGAAACGCCGAAAGGTATCTCTGGTGTAGGTGCTTCTTCTGGCCCTCCGCCTACCCAACGTGTTGAAGGTGTAAGTCAGGGCATGGCCGACCTCCTTGCTGAATCAAAGACCCAATTGGACAGCGGGGACTGGAAGGGGGCTCTGAAAACTAGAGTTGCTGGGAGCCTCTATCCCCAGGTCTAAATTAGGATCTTTGCTAAATGGCTAATCAAACCACGTATGGGAATTGGTCTGGTGGCCAAATCAGAGAAGATGTCTTAGACATCATCTACCAGATCACTCCCGAAGACACCCCGTTTTTTAACATGATTGGTGATGCGCAGGCCATGAACCCGCTTCACCAATGGACCACCCGAGATTTGACTACGCGTGCGGACAACGCCGTACAGGAAGGTGAGGAGTTTAGTGGAAACTTCGCACCCGACCTTGTCTTGCCTGCCCGTGTGTCAAACATCACTCAAACCCTCAGAAAGCTACCTCGAGTCCCAAGATCCCGGCAGAGTTCTACTCACGTCGGTATCCAGGACTTGATGGCTGATCAGATTCAGCAACGCTCGGTAGAGTTCAAAACCGATATTGAGCATGCGCTCTTGCGTGGTTCGCTCAACTCTGGTGCCTCTGCCGATGCTACTGCCCGTCGTATGGACGGTTACTTCCATGCGATAACAAACAACAAGTTTGACTACGATAGTAACGTAACATTTAACGAGACGTTGTTTAACAATCTCGGAGAGCATCTCTGGAATGATGGCGGTAGAGCTCAGGACGCCCTGGTGAATGCCAGGATGAAGCGGTCTATCTCCGAATTCACCGATAATGCTACGAAGTTCTTCATGTCTGACGATCGGAAGGTAATCAACACCATTTCGATCTATGAATCCGATTTCCATACTACGAGTATCCATCTTTCAAGAGATATTCGCAGTGGATCGGGTATCTTCGACATCTTCCTTTTCGATCGTAGTTTCTTTGCCAAGGCATGGCTTGATACTCCGATTATAGAACGCTTGCCGAAAACTGGTGATGCTGATACGGCGGTAGTCATTGCTGAGCTCACCCTTGAGTTTGGGAATGAGAACGCTGGCGGATCTTACATCAACCTCCGTGCGGCCGGAGTCGGTGACGTTTAACCCATAGCCCCACAATTGCCCCGAAGGGCCTGGTCCGGGTCTCCCAGGCCAGGCCCTTTCCTTTTATTATGGATATACAAACTAGACAGAATATGGAGTGGACCATTGAGAATATGTTCAAGGTTTGGCGCAAGAACGATCCTCATGAAATCCCTATCTTTCTGAAGCAGGTAGAAGACATCAAGACACACCTGAAGAATCCAAATGCCATGAGCGAAGGTGGAACCTTGATGTTTATCGGTGAGATCCCGGCCAGAATTCACGCCATGATGTGCTGGGTGTTTGGTCAGCATTGGTCCGACGAACAGGATGTTTTTAAGACCTTTTATAGTGTTTTCAGCAAGTTCCGAATCAATGGAACCAGTACCCCAAAATTTACCGATCGACCAACAACTAAGGACGGGTACCATCATGAAAAGGGGAAGATATGGGGGGAAGTGATCCAGCAGGCCAAAGAGGCCTAACGCTATCTCTTTGCATGATAGTGAAGAACTGCGAGGATCATCTTGCCAAGACGCTGCTGTCCGTTCCTATGGATTGCTTCGATGAGGTGGTGATTCTCGACACCGGTTCTACGGATAGGACTGTGGATATAGCCAAACAGTTTGCCACAGTCTTCAAGAAATATTGTGATCCAGATCCGGTTACGGTTAGGGGCAAAGAGTATATCTCGGATTTTGCTGCGGCTCGTAATGCTGCCTACGAGCTCTGTACCAAAGACTTCATTTTCTGGCTTGACTCGGACGATCTCGTGTCAGACCAGAATGCTATGAGGGAATTCATAAAGACAACTCTCGCATCCAATCTCTATGACGCCTTTTCTATGGACTATGACTACTCACATGATGAACAGGGAAACTGTACGCTGCGTCACCCACGGGAGAGATTTACACGTAATAAGATGTTCGTGTGGAAATCGCCCATCCATGAGGTGTTGTGCGCTACTTCCCAGCACAACGGCCGTCATATACCAAAGGAGATGTTCAAGGTAGTTCATGACTACCATGGGCCAGAAGACTTTAGGCTTAAAGCCGAAAGGAACCTGGTGATCTGTGCAAAGTTCATAGAGAAACAGGGTGGTGAGGTCGAGCCTCGTATGTGGATGAACTATGGGCAATCTCTTGGTTGCCTGCAGAGATACCAGGACTGCATTGAACCTTATAAGAAATACTTGGCTGGTTCTCTTTGGAACTCTGAGAAGTATTACGCCAACATGGCCATCGGAAACTGCCATAGAAACCTCGATGACATTGAGGAGTCTAGCCGATGGTTCATGACCGCTGTGCTTTTAATGCCGGAGCTTACTGAAGCCTACAGCGAGGTTGCCACCAATGAGCTCCTTCTGAACAATTATGAAGCCGCCGTGCTCTGGGCAGACAGGGCTTTAGACTCCGGGAAAGACAACCTTCATTACAGAGGAAATCCCTATTTTAATAGGGCGAAACCACACCAGGTAAAGCTGGCAGCCTTTACTCACCTCTTCAGGTTCGAAGAGGCGATCAAGGAAGCAGACTTGCTTATTGATGTGTTCCCAGGTGACTACGAGATCCTTTCACAGAAGGCTCTGTGCAAGACTCTTATGGAGGAACACAAAATCACAGAGCATTACAAGGCTTTGGAGCGCCATCTCCATCTTGAGGGAGATAAAGATAAACTGGATTCGATAAGAAAAGCTATCCCTCGCTCTATAGCTGGCAGGCCAGATGTGGATGTCCAGACAGGCATTGACCGTGAAGGTAAACCCTCTGTCTGTATTTACTGTGGCGACTCTATGCGCACATGGGATTCGAGTTCTATTGGTAAGGGTGGGGTCGGCGGGTCCGAAACAGCTGTAATACATATGTCTCGAGAGCTTACAGCTCTGGGTTGGCATGTAGAGGTTTATGGATTGCCGAGTGAAGGTCAGGAAGGGTTACGTAACGGTGCCTATTGGCTCCCATTCTGGCGCATCAAAAACGCGAATCGCTTCGATGTCCTTGTCAACTGGCGCAGCCCTTATCCGCCAATTCCTCCAGAGATGTACAGTAAAGCCTACATCTGGCTGCATGACATACAGGCCGAGGAGAACTGGCCGAGAGGTGTTCTCGACAACCTTGAGAAGGTCATGGTTCTCTCTGAAGCCCATCGTAAGAATGTCTCTTGGGTTCCAGAAGAGAAGATCATGAGGTCAGCGAATGGTCTGGATCCAAGTTGGTGGGAAGGTGTGGAGCTTACCAACAATCCTCATAAGCTGATCTATGCGTCATGTCCGAGCCGCGGCCTTGAGCATGTCTTAGACTTTTGGCCACACATTAGGGAAACCTTCGGAGATGCCGAGCTGAATATCTATTATGGGTTCAATGAGAACTTCAAGAGCCAGATGAAAGTGTCTAAGGTCTTTGCCGATCTTTACGCCAAGATTATCAAGGGTGTCAATCAGCCCGGCATAAGCTTCCATGGGATGGTCGATCAGAAGACTCTAGCTCAGGCTTTTGCTTCCTCTGGTATCTGGGCTTATCCGACATCGTTTCCAGAGATCTCTTGTATCACAGCCATGCAGGCTCAGGCCATGGGTAGCGTCCCAATTTGTACTCGCTTTTGGGCGTTGGATGAAACGGTCCATTTTGGCCAGGTCTGTGGTGATGACTCTTTGCATAGTCTCGATGAGGACGATGAACTTAAGAAGCAATGGCTGGAATTGCTTCTTGAGGAGATGGCAGAGACGTCAGAGTTCAAGAATGAAATGATAGAATTTGCACGTAAGACCTTCTTATGGTCGGGAGTAGCAAAACAATGGGACACACAATTCCGGGCGGACCTAAATCTATCGGAGAATCTGGGCCTGCAAAAAACAATCTCGGAAACTTCATTGGAGCCCTCAGTGACGAAATAACTGCGGCAGAGGATGCTGGTGATCAAGGTGAAGTCAATTCCCGTCTGAGATCTCTAGTTACAAAGGAGAGTGAGGAGATCGAGATGGGTGTCTCGCATGCTCAGAGGGCTCTCGAGGAGAGGTTTGCTTTTTCTTTGAATGGTGATTTTAACGATGACAAGAAGCTCACCTTGATCCGAGATTTTATAGTCAAAGAGTTTGGCTTTCGTTCCCAACAACAAATTGGTGAGTACGTGGCAAATATGTTGATTATCGCAGGTCGGATGGAGAGGAAACAAAGCCTCTTAGATAAATGCCTCGTGTTTATCCACCACGAACAGCTCCACCGTCAAAAGCGTGCTGCCCATCGTAGGAGGTAACGATGCCCAACTTCTTAGACTTCAGTGATATCTATGGCCAGATTCAAAACTTCGTACAAGACACCTCCGCGGGTACGCTCACAGTTATCAAGGCCGAAATCAATTCGGAGTACATGAGGCTGACAGAGGCCATCCGCTGGAAGGAGCTTGACAAGTTCCTTGATGGGGGGACCACACTTGTTGCTGGAGAGATCTTCTTTGCTTTGCCAGGGGATGCAGCCTATGTGCACCAGATAAGCGATGCGACCAATGATCATACGTTTATCAATCGATCGCACGCACACATTGTGCGGGATAATCTGGAGACTATAGACTCCAGTAAGACTGTCTTATTTTTCAGTGAACTCGGCATAAGACCAACTAATAGGCCTTTGTCTGCCGACTCAGTTATCACTGTTCTTAAGGAGACCTCTGGCTCTGAGCTCGCCGTTAAGGTTGTAGGCCTTCGATCAGACAAGGAGATTAGAGCATCTGAGTCTATTACAACCACGGGGGCAACTCCAGTTGTAGGATCTACCGAATTTCGTGAAGGCTGGAGCCTGGACACGATATCCATACCCAGTACTAGCACTGAGATCTTTACTGCCCGCGAGGGTACTACTGTTATTGCTGACATCGCTGTTGGGGAGAAAGCCTCGCAGTATTTCATCATCCATTTCGATGGGTCCCCCGCCTCGGGAGTTACGCTTAAAGTCTACTACAAGGTACGTGCTCAGGAACTGGTTAACGATGCCGATTTGCCTTTGGTGCCTGGCCTCGGCGATGTTCTTGTTGAGGCGGTCAAGGGGAAGATGCGGCAGTACGACAGGAAATATACCCAGGCTGCCGAGCACTCTGGGATGGCACGGCAAATAGTTACTAGTATGCTCTCGGAGAGGAATGTTCAGCCGGAGCGAGTCCGTCAGGCTGCTGTCGATCTGCGAGGTCGTGGATATAGAAGGGCCTTTTAATGGTAGACGCACCCTTTGAACAGGAATTTGCTTTTGAAGTCAAAGGCTTCAGAAATGGGCTATGGAGATTCCCTCACTATAGCGATTCGCCGGTTAATAGCGTTCGTTTAGCAAAGAATTGTCTCATCACTGGTAACGGTTATCTGACTAGGAGGAATGGGTTATCCAATATTTCCTCTGGGACATTCGCCACTACTGATGTCTTGCTCTCACTGATCATGGAAGGTTTGCCAAGAGATCGTAAGCTTCACGTTCTGGAAGAAACATCGAGTGTTGTGAAAAGGTATCGGCAGTTTGACGGCGCTTCCTGGGGAGGCGAGACTGGGGAAAACCATGCAGGTGCTATCTTTGACAAAATACCGCATTTCCCCGCTTGGTTTAGAAGGTCTAATGGCCTTCTCGCCTTATTCACAGCAGCGGATGATGGTATAACCCTTGTTAATACCGAAGGGGCTGGTGTGCCAGCCGATATTCACGTTGCCACTAATGAAGCCTTTCAAGCTAAAGGCGGGGTTAATCCTCCAGGCCATGGATTGATAATAGCCTTTCACGATCGGCTTTGGGTCGCTGGAGGGTTTTTCCTAAGCAACATTGAGCGTGACAGGATCTACTTTTCCAACCTACTGGATCCCGAGATGTGGCAGGCGGCTACGCAGAACATACAGATCTCAAACATATCAGAAGATGTCGTTGGTATGGCTGGATGGCGTAACGAAACGCTCATAATAGGTACAGAATCTGAGCTCTGGGCCTTGTCGATAGGGACATCGGCGACGATTTTGGACTGGGAGCTGGAGAAGATATCTGGTGCCATAGGTGTCGGATCGCATCACAGCATGATGAGTATTCGTGACGATCTTTTTTTTATGGATCAGTATAACGATGTTCGCAGTCTCAAGTTGTCTATCTCTGAAACTTCACAAACGCTAGAGTCTTTACCTATTTCGTTTCCTATACGTGACACTATGAGGGAGCTTGGAAAGGTCTCTGCGAAAACTAATTCCCAAAAGGTTTTGGCAGCCAAGCTTTTCGAAGGAAACTATTTGATCGGAACTCTCGAAGGCTTTTCGGATGCTTCT